GCCAATTACTTCCCGTTCAAGGGCCACGATTACTATCGTGTCCATTCGACCAGAGATCGTCAACACATGAGCTTTATTACCTTCTGTATCGACGACTGTGAAATAAGTTCCATCCATCATCCTGATATGCTGGAACCCGTCTCGTCGATGCTTAGCGATGAGCACATGCTTCACGTAAGTTTCATGATCGCACGTTTGACCTCATGTGCATGGGTCATATTTGGACAAGGAGCCTGTCGAGTGTGCAGGATCACACCTGCTCCCAGTGCCATATTGTAGATGTCATCCAAGGCTTTCAGAACCTCAGGGTTCTTGGTCTTGATGGCATCCTCCAGCCAGATGGCATATTCATCCACCTGATCCCCGTAGTGGTTGATGGTATAATCATGACCCCCACCACAGTCGGTTCCCTTGGTTCCAATCCTGATGTGATCAGGCATTGCGAGTGGACCCACATCGACTGAATAGCACGATGCAATGTCCAACAAATCGGTGCTGTGACGCACCTCAATATAAGGTTGAGACATACTAGGTGTCCTTAGCCGAAAAAGTTAAAAAACCCGACTTTTCGTTTAATAGATAGTTAAACTCCAACACCTGCTAAAGTAGCAGTATGTTGGAGAGGACCATCCATACGAAATCCAAAAGGGAACCCACCAATGATGGGTTCCCCTTGTAGGATTTAAGCTGCCTGCTTGTTCGACTTGACGTTCGACTCGGCAGGAGCTGGACGCTGAAAGCTGACAGGACGAACGAGAGCGTTCTCGGTCGGTGTCGTCTGAGCAGCACGGACACGCTTGACCTGCACAGCCAGACCGATGGCTTCGTCCACGATCAGCAGCTTCTGCTCACCGGGAGCCAACGTGCGTGCCTCTGCCATAAAGCTTTCCTGAAGCTTGTTCTGGGCGTCACGCAGACCGGCCATGTTGTCCGAGCGGGTCTTGCTCACATCGAACGGCTTGATGCTGTCCAGCGGGATACCACGGGCCAACGATACGAAAATGGTCTCTTCGACGCCATCGTTGTTGACCTTGGTTTCATAGCCGATGTTCAGCCAGAATTCTGCCGCTTCATCCTTGACGGGATCAGCAGCCTGTTCACGGTTAAAGCCAGTGAACGAACGAAGATTGAGGCCTTGGCCATTGGTGCTCATGATGTATTCTCCAAGTTGTTAGTTCAATACGGACCGAAAAAAAGAATTAAAGCTTTACGCTTTAGTTATCCAAATGCTGCCTTAAAACCAGCAATGATGATGAGCCATAAGAATATAGAACATCCAATGATGTAGACTAATTTTAATTTAGTCATTCAAAGCTACTCCCCTGTCTACCTAAGCCTATCGGACAGCTATATAAGGTGGCCCACACACACCACATGGGTATGTATGAGCCACCAGTGTTTTATGCGGCTTCCGCCTCATCGAACACATTGTCGAGCAGCTCACCAGCTTGCTCGTAGAGTTCCTTGTGCTCATTGCTTTCGCGTGTGAACTTCAGAACATCGAGATTGCTCTTCGCAACCTCCAGCTTGGAGTCACGCAGCAGAGCTGCACGGAACACCTTGCGGTGAACCTTGCCACGATCCTTCTGATCGAGCGAGGCATCAGCAACGAAATCGTTGATCATGCCAATGCCCAGACCTGCGGTCTTGACCAGATTGGATACTGCTTCTGCGGTATCCGTAACGGTCCCAAGGATGGAACCAAATGCCATACGAGTTGTGGCCATGATGAAATGCTCCAGTTGTGGTTTATACCCATGATTGGGACAAACCGAAAAAAGACCTATCGGTTTTGTTTAACGAGTAAGACCAGCAGGATTGCTGGTCTTACTCGACATGTGGGTGCCTCACATGTACGACCTATAGTTCAGGGAGCTATAGCTCCTGTGGGTGGATCACGGATCCCACAACGTGGTTGGTAAGGGCCAACTCCCAAACAGGGCGTAGCCCTATTTATGTAGAGCAGCACATGAGCGTTATGCCCATGTGTTACTCGGATGATATTAGTCTGAGAGACTGATGTTAGAGATTGGACCAGATCCATAGTCCGGTTGGACATTCAATATCTGGTAGTTTTCCACACAGATTCTGTTGATCAACACGCATTGCGTGATCAAACATGATGAGTATGAAGAGAGCCAGTGTGGTTGAGAGCAACACACGGCGAATAGGGAAGACCTTAGAAGACACGAACCCACCTATCGTATAGAGCACACACAAACAGGGCGTAGCCCTGTGTTAAATGTGTCAATGATACCGGGGGGGTAGGTTAGTTTATAGTGAGCCACCCTGTGTCAAACACTACCATCAGACATACCTACCCATATTTTCCTACTGCAAAATATAATTATTGAGGTAGTCTCTATTAGCGGATAACTTGGGGGGATATAGATGATAACTTAGCTACTTCAGCCTTGAGTCGTCTGATCTCTGTTTCCATATTTCTTATGACGATCTCATTCTTGAGAAGCTCCTCATTCTCTTGCATTAACTTTCTTATAAGGGTTCGTTGTTTGAGCATCTTACCGGCGTAAATATTTCCTTTGTCAGCCTCAGCTTTCAAGAGTGCATCTGATAATGACATGGTAGTTCTCCTTGGTTCAAGCAGGTATATTGGAAGTCTGACTATCATACAATAAAAAACCCCTGCGGAGCCATTAAGCTCAACGCAGGGGTTGGTATTGGATCAGCTTCTCACTGCTGGGCAGCCCCCGGTAAACCGGAGAGGAGAGCGAAGCCTCCAACTGTGGTTGTTATTAGCCCCACATACCACTTGGGTTACAGCACCGAGAGAGTGGAGGCGAGACACACCCTACCGGTGTGACCTTTGTGCAACAGGTGTGGTTATTATGTCAAGAGAGATCTCCCCCCATCCTCTTGGTTCAGATGTGAGGGTGCGGAGCACACGAACATTGAGCACTCTCCATCCACTTCCTTCCTTATGTTTTATAAGGGGATCCGGTGCCTGACACCTGTTTGAAGAGAGATGGTCCGTCCCTCGTTATGAAATAACTATAGACGACCTAATGTACCTCTGGCAATGTGGCCATTGAGCAACAGGCTCGTGGAAGGGGGTGATTGTATGAAGAGCAAGGGCAAGAAGAAGTGCTGAGGGCGAAACGGGGTAAACCCATTAAGCCACCAACACGCTGACTTTCTCGGTAAATATGAGGTAACTCATGACCACGAGTGTAAAGATCGATGCTCACGCAGGATGGCCTGTCATGGTCACTCTGAAATATGGTGAGCCGGGTGCCGCTAAGTCGGTGACGACTGAAGTGGTGGCTCCGAAGACGGAACGGACATTCTATATCCATTCCGGTCTTCAGATCATTGGTGTTGAGGAACTTCCTCTTCCCACTGGTTAAATTGGAGGGGGGAGCTACGGCTCCCCTACTCTATATGTTGGAGATGAATATGACACTGCTTTATATTGGAACCAAAACCATCAAGGCACTGCCTATGACTCGGCTGGCTTATAACCAGTACCGGGGTTGGGAACTGCCTGCTGATGAGATTGGTGAGGACGAGGGTTTCCTCGTTGAATACGTGGATGGGGGCAAAGCCAACCATCCGAACCATGAAGGCTATGTCTCGTGGTCTCCTGCTGATGTGTTCCATCGGGCTTACCAGAGCACGGATGCCATGAACTTCGGCCATGCCCTTGAGCTTCTCAAAGTGGGTATGCCGATCCAACGAGCAGGTTGGAATGGGAAGGGGATGTTCGTCTATCTGGTTCCGGCAGCGAGCTATCCTGCCCAGACCGGTGTGGCGAAGGCCTACTTTGGGGATGAGGCTCTTGTTCCCTATGCAGCGTATATGGCTCTCAAGGGTGCCGATGGCACCGTGAGCACATGGGTTCCCAGTATCAATGATGTGCTGGCCGAAGACTGGAGCACTTTTTCATGAGCGATTTGAATAAGCCCGTCACCGAAGCTGAACTGAAAGCTCGAAGCAAGAAGCCCCGTGTGACCTCTGAGGATCTCGAAGCCTCCATCAAGGAGACGACGTTCTTGCAGATCGGTCTGCTGACGATCTGTGTGCTGGAGCTTCAGAACGGTTTCATGGTCACGGGTGAGAGTGCCTGTGCTGATCCTGACAACTTCGATCAGGGTTTTGGTCAGCGGCTGGCATTGTATAATGCTAAGCAGGCCATTTGGAAGTTCCTCGGCTACGGGCTGAAGACCAAGCTGTCTGCCATTCCCAAAGCTGATGGTGTGGTTGAGACGGCACAGGATCGTGTCGTTGTTGAGCGATTTGAGCTGGCTGAGAAGCTGTCACAGCTTCGAATGTTCATCAACAGCCCAGCTTTCAAGGGGCTTCCTGTGATGAGCCAGACGCTCTTGAACCAGCAGGAGAATACCATGTCCTCCTACCACTACATCTTGGGAGTGAGGCTCGACAACTGGTGAGGTGATCTGGGTGAGGCCTGAAGCACAAGGGAGTGAGCGAAGCGAACGACCGTAGTGCGAGAAGGCCGAGCCACCCACTACATATATAAGTAGGAAGTGTGGTCGAGTATGAGAGACCAACCTCACTCGACCACACCCACTCATTCTACCGATGAACCCAGAAACATCGGCCTGACCTTTCTGAACGAACGCACTCAGATCGGCAACGCTAATCAACGAGGATTTCCCAATGACTGATCTAACGCTCGATCAAGTGAAACGGGCACTGCCTGTGAACATGAAGACGGCTGCCAGCCAGAGCCTGACGGATCAGATCAATAATCTGGTCGCAGATCCTCTGATTGCTGAGCATATCCGAGAACACTTCGTTACCTTTGCCGTCGTGCTCCAAGAGGGCAAGTGGGGTATGGAGGCATATATCAATGCCATCCAGTACGTGACTTATAAGATGATGGGTTACACGAACCAAGACTCCTACTTCCGCACGTTCCCCCAACGTCAAGCCGATTTCATCACCAAAGGCACGTCAGCCAAAGACATTGCTGCCTATGTGGCTCAGTATCATAAGGGTAAGTTGGTGAACGCGATCTTGGAGAAATCCTTGATCCCAATCCACCTGCTTTATCAGGATACCTATTTCGCAGCCATCAAGGTTCAGGCTGAGCTGATGAACACGGCAGTCAGCGAGAAGGTTCGCTGCGAAGCTGCCAACTCGATCCTCACTCATCTGGCCAAGCCTAAGGAAGCTGCTGTGCAAGTGGCTGTGACTGTGAACCAGACAGCCGAGATGGATGCCATGCAGACCATGCTTGCCAATCTTGGTCGTCGTCAGCTTGAGCTTATCGCTGCCGGTGTGCCTGCTAGTGAGCTGGCTGCTCAACGATTGGTGGAGGCTCCTGTTGAAATGGGTGAGACCATTGAGGGAACCGCAGTTATCTTGGAAGGGAATGCCTAATGGCACTGATCAAACAAGAGCTGGATGAGTGGCTGGATGGTGTTGACTATGCCAACCTGAATTCCACCAACTTCATTCCCTCATCCTTCAGTCTCAAGTTCATGAACTTCATCAAGCTCGTGAATGGCACTGAGGGCGAGCAGCATAAGACGCCCCCTGTGCATCTGGCCATGCTCGATAAGATTGTTGGGCCAAGCTCCTATATCGCCAACCTCTGCTTCCGTGGTGCAGCCAAGACCACCTTGTTTGGGGAATACTTCTTCCTCTATCTAGGTGTGTTCGGTGAGCTGGATGGTTTTGGGGAATTGTCTGGTGGCATCTATGTTTCGGATAGCATGGACAACGGTGTGAAGAGCCTGCGTCGGAATATGGAGTTCCGATACATCAACTCCCCGTTCCTTCAATACTGGCTCCCCAAGGTCACATTCACAGATGCCTATATCGAGTTCGAGAACCGGACAGGCCATAAGTTCGGCCTCAAGATGTTTGGTGCAAAGACCGGTCTTCGTGGTACGAAGATCTTCGGCAAGCGTCCTGTCATCTGCGTGATGGATGACCTTGTGAGTGATGACGACAGCAAGTCCAAGGTGTCGATGCAGGCCATCAAGGATACGGTCTATAAGGGTGTGAACCACGCTCTCGATCCAACGAGGCGTAAGGTGATCTTCAATGGCACACCTTTCAATAAGGACGACATCCTTATTGAAGCGGTGGAGTCGGGGGCTTGGGACGTAAACGTATGGCCCGTCTGCGAGCGGTTCCCGTGCGAGGAGGCAGAGTTCTGTGGGGCATGGGAGGATCGTTTCACCTTTGCTTATGTGAAAGAGCAATATGAGATGGCCACCAAAACTGGCAAGCTCAGCTCTTTCATGCAAGAGCTTATGCTTCGGATCACCTCGGAAGAAGAGCGCCTCGTGCAGGACGAGGATATGCGTTGGTATGACCGGGCCAACCTGCTCCAGAACCGGGAAAGCTTCAACTTCTATATCACCACTGACTTTGCTACATCGGCCAAGCAAACGGCTGACTATAGTGTCATTGCTGTATGGGCCTATAATGCCAATGGGGATTGGTTCTGGGTGGACGGTAAGTGTGAACGACAGACGATGGATAAATCCGTTGATGATCTGTTCAAGCTCGTGCAGTTCTATAAGCCTCAGCAGGTCGGCGTTGAGATCACTGGTCAGCAAGGTGCGTTCATTCAGTGGCTTCAAAATGAGATGCTGAACCGAAACATCTGGTTCAATTTCGCAAGCTCACATGGATCCTCGGCAGGCATTCGTCCCACGCAGGATAAGCTCACCCGCTTCAATGTGGTCGTTCCTTGGTTCAAAATGGGGAAGATGTATTTTCCCCAGCAGATGCGAACCAGTGTGATTATGGGTCATTTCATCGGTCAACTTCGCCTTGCCACCGTGTCAGGTTTGAAAGGCAAAGATGATTGCATAGACACGATCTCAATGTTGAGCTATCTGAAGCCTTGGAAGCCCTCTGAGTCTGCACCTGCTACACCCAAAGAAGTCGATTATTGGGAAGAGCACCATGACGCTGGCGAAGCAAATGCACTGTCATCTTATATCGTGTGATCGGGGGTTATCATGAAGCTATTGTCTGAGCTGTATGCTGACCTCTCCTATGGTGAGTTGTCGAATACGGCAGTCGGTTTGGAAGGTGCTGGAGCGATCCGTGAACAGGATCGTCCCAAAATTGTGGGCTATTTGAATGAGGCTCTGATCCGTATTCACTCACGCTTCTTGCTGCGCGAGAACGAGGTGTTGATCAAGCTCTATG